ATAATTTTGAAAGAGTAGGAAGAGCTATAGAGGTTTTATATACTGGTGCTAAAATACTAGGCCATGAAATGATGTTAGAATGGAAAATGTCAGAAAACATGACACGACCTAATTCTAATATTAGTAGAGTTAATATGAATTATTGTATATGTGCTCCTCATATATATAAAGGTATGATTGAATCAACTGTTAGTCGTATAACTGGATTTGCAGACATGATTCAGTTAACCCATTTAAAGTTGCAACAAGTATTATCTCGCATGGTACCTGATGGAGTTTTTGTAGATGTAGATGGTTTAGCAGAAGTTGATCTAGGTAATGGAACAAATTATAATCCAGCAGAGGCATTGAATATGTACTTCCAAACTGGTAGTATTGTAGGTAGATCTATGACTCAAGAAGGAGATATAAATAGAGGTAAAGTTCCTATTCAAGAACTACAAACATCTTCAGGAGGACAGAAAATAGCTAGTTTAATTCAAACATATCAATATTATTTACAAATGATAAGAGATGTGACCGGATTAAATGAAGCCACAGATGCTAGTACCCCAGATGTTAAAGCTTTAGTAGGATTACAAAAAATAGCAGCGGCTAACTCTAATACAGCACTAAGACATATAATGAAAGCTGGTTTATATGTAACATTGAGAATATGTGAAAATATTTCATTAAGAATTGCAGATGTATTACAGTACCCTTTAACTAGGGCTGCTTTAATGGATTCAATTTCCGCATATAACTCAGGAACATTAGAAGAATTGCAAGATAAAAACCTACAAGATTTTGGTATATTTTTAGAATTAGAACCGGATGAAGAACAGAAAATGATGCTTGAACAAAATATTCAAGTAGCATTAGCTTCAGGAGGTATTGATTTAGATGATGCTATTGATATAAGACAAGTTAAAAATTTAAAACTTGCTAATCAATTATTAAAACAAAAACGTAAGGAAAAATTAGAAAAAGATCAAGCTCAACAAGAGCAAAACATTCAACTTCAAGCTCAAGCTAATGCCAAAGCAGCTGAACAAGCTACTTTAGCAGAGATGCAAAAACAACAAGCTTTAGCTGAAACAGAAGTTCAAATAGAGCAAGCTAAATCTCAAATGGAAATTCAACGGATGCAAACAGAAGCTACCATTAAGAAAGAATTAATGGCTGAGGAGTTTGGTTATAATATGCGATTAGCTGAAATAAAAGCTGGAGCAGAAACTAAAAAAGAAGGAGAAATAGAAAACAGAAAAGATAAGAGAATTAAAATGCAAGGAACTCAAGAATCTCAGTTAATACAACAAAGAAAGAACAATTCTTTACCAACTGATTTTGAATCCGCAGGTTTTGATTCATTAGGTGGATTTGGATTAGAACAATTTGAACCACGTTAAACTATTTATTAATTATTTAATTATATTATATTATGTCAGAAAACACAAAAACAAATGAGCCTGTTAAACAAGAAGGTGACTTTAAATTAAAAAAGAGAAAAACACCTAAAAAATTAACAGCTCCAGAAGAATCAATCAAAATTGATATGGAAGCAGTAAAAAAAGCTTCTGAACCAATAAAAATAGATTTAACTAAAAAAGAAAATAAAGATGCCATTCAAGAACAAAAAACAGAGGAAAGCGTGTTACGCGAAAAAGGATCCGAGATGGGATTGCAAGAAGTGGGACAAACACACGAAGGGACCACTGAGAATGTTATTGAAGAAATACCAGTAACTGAAGCAGATAAAAAAGCTGAAGAAAAGAAAAAGGAAGAAAAGAAGGTAAAAGAAGAAGTACAACAAGTACAACCACCTGTGAAACAACTACCTGAAAATGTAGATAAACTTGTTTCATTTATGGAAGAAACTGGAGGAACGGTAGAAGATTATGTAAGATTAAACGCTAATTATGAAAATATTGATAATGAAGCGTTATTAAGAGAATATTACAAAAATACTCGTCCACATTTAACTTATGATGAAGTTAACTTTTTATTAGAAGATAATTTTAAAGTAGATGAAAATGTAGACGGAGATCGCGAGATGAAAAAGAAGAAACTCGCGTATAAAGAAGAGGTTGGAAAAGCCAAAAGTTATTTAAACGATCTTAAAGATAAATATTACGATGAAATCAAGTTGAGACCCAACGTAAGTAAAGATCAAAAAAATGCTATGGATTTTTTCAATCGATACAATGAAGATCAGAAAACACTATCTAAGCAAAGAGAGGTTTTTCAAAAGGTAACTAAAGATACTTTTACTGATGAATTCAAAGGTTTTGATTTTAAAGTAGGTGATAAAAAATTTAGATACGGAGTAAGAAATCCTAACGAAATAGTGGAAAAACAAACAGATATAACTCCTTTTGTCGAGACGTTCTTAGATGAAAAGGGACTATTAGTTGATCCACAGGGATATCATAAGGCCATGTATGCTGCTAGAAATTCTGATACTATTGCTAAACATTTTTATGAGCAAGGAAAAGCGGATGCTACAAAAGATTTAGTTGCTAAAACTAAAAACTTAAGTACTGAACCTAGAAAAGAAGCTTCAGGAGATGTTTTTGTTGGTGGTATTAAAATTAAAGCCATAAGTGGTGCTGATGCTTCAAAACTAAGAATAAAAAAACGGAAATTTAACAATTAAAACAATTTAAAATGAGTTTAACTCCACAATTTGGGTCTATTGTCCCATCACAAAAACAAGAGTTACTTAACAGTAACTATTTACAGTGGACTGATTCAGGTACAGCTGCAACATTCGCAGACTTCGCGCAACAATATTTGCCAGAAGTTTATGAACAAGAAGTTGAAAGATATGGTAATAGAACTTTATCTGGATTCTTGAGAATGGTAGGTGCAGAAATGCCTATGACGTCTGATCAGGTTATTTGGTCTGAGCAAAACAGATTACATATTGCATATGATGGCGTTGCTATCGGAAACAATGCAAATGTAAATACTGTTACAATTAGTGTAACGGCTACAGTAAAAAACGTAGTATCTCCTAAGAGTACTATAGTTATCATGGATGATGCTGGTAAAGAAATCAAAGCTTATGTAGTTGAAAGTAATACTTCTTCAGGTGTATTAAACGTTCTTCCTTACACAGCCGCTGATTTACAAGGATTTGCTGCAACTGGTAAGATTTTTGTTTACGGTTCTGACGTACAAAAAGGTCAGTCTGTAAGTAATGCTCCAGACTTAGCAGGTGATGTAACTGGCGATCAATATATTAGCGTTGATCCTTCTTTTCAACAATATTCTAACTCACCAATCATTATTAGAAGCAAATACGTTGTATCTGGTTCTGATACTGCACAAATCGGTTGGGTAGAAGTTGCTACAGAAGATGGTACTTCAGGATACTTATGGTATCTAAAAGCTGAGTCTGAAACAAGATTGAGATTTGAAGACTATTTAGAAATGGCAATGGTTGAAGGTGAATTATCTAAAAACGGTGGTAGTGCTATTAAAGCGCTTACTGCTGGTACACAAGGTTTATTTGCTGCTATCGCTGATAGAGGTAATGTAAACACTGGGTTTACTGCTGCTGCTGGTATTGATTCATTTGATGCTATTCTTAAAAATTTAGATACTCAGGGTGCTATTGAAGAAAACATGCTTTTCTTACAAAGACAAACTGCTCTTGACTTTGATGATATGCTTTCGCAAATCTCAGGTGGTTATGCTGGCGGTACTGCATTCGGTTTATTTGAAAATTCTGAAGAAATGGCGTTGAATTTAGGTTTCTCTGGTTTTAGAAGAGGTTCTTATGACTTCTATAAAACTGACTGGAAATACTTAAATGATGCTTCTACAAGAGGTGCTATGGACGGTATTAGTTCAATTGAAGGTGTATTAGTACCTGCAGGAACTTCTACTGTTTATGACCAAATTCTTGGAACAAACATCAGAAGACCTTTCTTACATGTAAGATATAGAGCTTCTCAAGCTGATGATAGAAGAATGAAATCATGGTTAACAGGTTCTGTTGGCGGTGCTTACACTTCTACTCTTGATGCTATGGAAGTTAACTTCTTATCAGAAAGATGTCTAGTAACTCAAGCAGCTAACAACTTTGTATTATTCAAAGGCGTGTAGTTGATTTATAAGGTAAGGGCGCTTCGGCGCCCATATACCTTTAACTATTTAATTATATTATATTATGTCAAAAAAAGAAAAAACTGTATTGGTTGAAAAACCAGTACAAGTAAAAAAAGAAATAGAGGTTAAAAAACCTCAAGCTCCTAAATGGGAAATAAAAGATAGAAGATATTTTCTTCAAGATAATAAGTCTCCTTTAACATTAACAATACCCTCTAAACATACTAGAAAACATGCTTTATTGTATTTTGATGAAAGCACTGGTAAACAAAGAGAACTTAGATATGCTACTAATCAAGATTCTCCTTTTGTAGATGAACAAAAAGGTGAAGCAACGATGGGTCATATAATTTTTAAAGATGGAGTATTAATGGTGCCTAAAGAAAAACAAAATTTACAAAAATTATTATCTCTTTATCACCCATTAAGAAAAAATTTATTTACAGAGTTTGATGCTGTTGAAGAAGCTGTTGATGAACTACAAGTACTTGATATGCAAGTTGATGCTTTAAATTTAGCTAGAGAAATTAGTATAGATATAGCTGAAGCAATATTACGTGTAGAAATAGGTTCAAAAGTAGATAAAATGAGTTCTAAAGAATTAAGAAGAGATTTACTTATTTTTGCTAGATCTAATCCATATTTGTTTATTGATTTAGTTAAAGATGAAAATGTTCAACTTAGAAATGTTGCTATTAAAGCAACTGAAGTAGGTATTATAAAATTATCTCAAGATCAAAGATCATTTTCATGGGGTTCTAATAATAGAAAGCTTATGACTGTACCTTTTGATGAAAATCCGTACTCAGCGATGGCTGCGTTTTTCAAAACAGATGAAGGGGTAGAAATTTACAAGTCTATAGATAAAAAACTATAAATACCTGTAATTATAATAATATAGTCGGGGTCTTCGGACCCCGTACTATAATTTTAAAAAAAAATAAATGGCTATAAACGTAGATAAGGTTTACAAAACAGTCTTATTAATAATAAATAAAGAACAAAGAGGTTATTTAACTCCAGATGAGTTTAATAAAATTGCTACTCAAGTTCAATTAGAAATTTTTGAAAGCTATTTTGAAACGTTAAACCAACAAATGCGTCTTCCTCAAAACGAAAGTGAGTATGGGGATAGATACAAAACAGTTCAAGAAAAACTAGATATATTCAAAGTATTAGGCGCTGCGACTTATGTAGCTGGAACACCTAATTACTTTACAACTCCTAACACTTCAGGAGTGGCTAGCGGTACGCAAACCTTTGCAACAGTAAATACACAAACCGCTTACACATTAACAACAATAACACAAGCTCAAGTAGCAGACAGTAATGTAGTAGTTACACTAAACGGTGTAGCATACGCTAACTATAATATAACTGGAGGAGTTTTTAATTTAACAGCTGGATCTATAGCTGCGGGTTCTACTTTATTAATTACCTTATATCCACATGATTTTTATAAGTTAGGAACTGTATTATATAAAGATGATAAAGAAGTTCAAGCTATTCAAAGAAACGAATTAGCACAAATGAATATGTCTACTATTACAAAACCTTCAGAATATTTTCCAGTTTATGTTTATGAAGAAAATAAAATAATAATATATCCTCAAACTATAAATGAAAGTGTTACAGTAAGCTATCTTAGAAAACCAGGAGATGTAATATGGAACTTTAGTAACGCTACAGGTTACTATGTGTGGCAACCTACTACTTCTGTTGATTTTGAATTAGATGTATCAGAACAAAGCACTGTAATATTAGAAATATTAAAATATGCGGGTATTACAATTAAAGATCCAATGATAGTTCAAGCAGCGTCACAAGAACTAGCTGCTAATGAAATAAATGAAAAACAATAATAAGTTATGGCAAGTATAATAAAACCACCTAACAATGGTATGATAAGTGAAACAGCACAACAGTATTATGCAGGATCTCAAAACTTTAGAGGATCAAGTTCTGCTCCATTTAATAATCAAACTTTTACAACCACATTTGATACAGATTTATATTTAGCGAATTATGATCCAACTACAACCGACTATGCTTTAAATAATTTTAAAATATACACTAGTACATTAGGAACACCCGGAACTTGGACAGAGTATACTGCGGCTTATGAGCTTGATAATAATACTATAAAAATTACTGGAACTTTAGCAGCAAGTGTTTTTCTCGTTGTTCAATTAAAAAGTTTATCCGGTGGTAAATACGGTGATACAGATACAGA